GGCGCCATCAAGGCCGACGCCGCAGTGTCCACCGTCAAAACCTCCATCCGCATCCGCTGGCGCGAAGACGTGACTGCTGGAATGCGCGTAGTGCATGGGGCGACGGTGTACGACGTTCAGGCCGTGCTGCCGGATGCGGCGGGGCGGGAGTGGGTGGACCTGGTGTGTGAGGTGACGCGATGACGATGGCCGTTCGCATGAACATCGCCCGCTTCAAAGAGGGGTTGCAGGCCGAGCTGGGCAAGCTGCAAAAGGCCACCCGTCCTGCGGCCCAGGCCGGCGCGCAGATCATCTACGAGCGCGCAAAGATCAACGTGCCAGTTTCCAAGGAAGCGCACAAGTTCTACGGCACGCACGCCGTGTACGGCCCCTACAACCCGGGCAACCTGCGCGACAGCATCTATCAGGTGTTCAGCGAGAGCAAAAGCTTCAAAGACGTGAGCACTTACCACGTTTCGTGGAACAAAGAAAAGGCCCCTTACGGCTTCATGGTGGAGTTCGGCACCAGCCGCACCCCGGCCCATTCGTTCATCGGCAAATCCGTCGTGGAAACTCGCGACCAAGTGCGCAAGGCCATCAAGGTGCGCTATCTGCAAGAGGTCAAGGGCAAATGAGCATCGAGAGCAACCTGCAGGCCCTGCTGATGACGCTCTGCCCGCGCGTCCGTGCCGACGTGGCAGAAGTGGGCTTGGCCGCGCCTTATGTCGTGTGGCAAGCCATCGGCGGCCCATCCATCAACGCTCTGGACAACAGTCTGCCGGGGCAGCGGCGCGTGTACATGCAGGTCAGCGTTTGGGCCAAGTCCCGGCAGGAGGCCGACACCCTCTCGCGCGCCGCCGAAGCTGCCATGCGCGCAGCACCGCACTTCATCGCCACGCCCAGCGGCGAGGCCATGTCCACCCACGAGCCGGACACCAAGCTGTACGGCTCCATCCAACGATTCTCTATATGGGGCAATCGCTAGTCCCGTCCTGAGTAACTGAACCGCCTTCGGGCGGTTTTTTTGCGCCCGCAAGGGCATCCCAGCAGCCGCCCCAGCGCAAGCCGAGGCGGCTTTTTTGTTCCCGCCCCCTTGCGGGCACCTTCCCCTGAAAGGCCCACCATGGCATACCTAACCGCAGTCGGTGCGAAGTTCTTTTACAGCACCACGTTCGGTCCGAAAAAGACCGTCTCCAGCATCTCCAACGCCGACCCGGCCGTGGCCACCTCTGCCGCGCACGGCTTCGCCAACGGGCAGGAGCTGCTGCTCCTGAATGGCTGGGAGGACGCGGCAGAGTCCGTCTGGCGCGCTCAGGACGTGGATGCCAACACCCTGGAGTTGGAAGACCTGGACACCAGTGATTCCGAGTGGTTTCCCAGCGGCACGGCTTCCAGCGGCTCCCTGCAGCTGGTGAGCGACTGGCAGGAAATCGGCCAGGTGCTGGATGTGTCCAATACCGGCGGCGGCCGTCGCGACATCACCGTCTCGCCCATCTCGCGCCGCAACTCCATCGTCCTGCCCGCCGGCTTCGAGGCTTCGGGCATCGACTTCACGCTGGGCTACGACCCGACGCGCGTTGACCAAAAGCAGATGGACCGCATCAGCCGCCGCCTGTCGCAGCGCGTGGCGTTCAAGTTCCTGCTGCCCGGCGGCGCGAAGTTGTATGCATTTGGATATTTGCAGAAGTCCGGCGTGCCGCAGATGGCCGCGCAGGACGTGATCAAGGTGAACGTGTCCTGCTCGTTCCTGGGCATGGTCAGCACCTACGTGGACGCCTAAGCGCCCACCCCACAAGAGCACCGACCCGCCCTCGTTCTTCCCTGTGCTGGGGAAGGCGGGGGTGGGCACGGGCACACAGCAACCCCAGAACAGAAAACATCACCATGGCAAAACTCAAGACCCTGGCCGGCGCCCCGGCAAACTTCCCCCTCGTCCTCACCGTCAAGAACCTGCAGGGCGAGGATGATGAAGTCGAACTGCTCGCCATCGGCCGCACCTTGCGCGAGTGGCACCCGATGTATGCCAAACGCCTCACCGAAGAAGCCAACGCTAGCATGGAGGCGGCAGAGAAGGCAGAGGCACAACAGGCTGAAGCCGAGGCCTCCGCCGAGGCAGAAGGCGCGAAGCCCAAGAAGAAGCGCAAGCCCTTGAAGTACGACGCCAAGGAGATTGCCCAGGCCGTGGAGGACGCCCTGCAGCGTGGCGTGGACCTGATCCGCGAGGTGGCCACCGGATGGGCGCTGGAACTGGACTTCACTGACGAGAACATCAAGAACCTGATCTCGCAATACCCCGGCATCCAACAGCAGGCCCACCACGAGTACCACCAGCGCATCCTGGGCAACCGCACAAAAAACTGACCGACGTTGCCGAGGCCCTGTATCGCAAGAAGCCGGATCCCAATTCCGGCGGCTTCGGCAACGTGAAGATGGCCGGCAAGCTTGCAAAGCACTACGCCCAGCAGGCACCGTCCGATGAAGTGCTGGTGTGGCCGGAGAACCTGGAGAGCGTGAACTTCTTCCTGGAGTTCTGCCAGACCCAGTGGCGCAGCGGCGGGATGGGCGGGCCGACGGGGCTTGACTACACCGCCGTGCTGGCGTGCCTCAGAACCCTGGGGCTGGCGCGGGACAAGCGCGATGCGATGTTCGCGGACGTGCGGATCATGGAGGGGGCGGCGCTGTCAGTCATCCATGCGAAGTAATATCGCGCCATCATCGGATGGAGGCGGTATGGAGATATTGATCGGCTGGGTGGCGCTATGTTTTGCGGTGGCGGCTTGGGCTCATTCCAAGGGGCGATTTGCCTTTGGATGGTTCATCATTTCGCTGATGCTCTCCCCGCTTATCGGTGGCGTGATCGTTGCCGCTTTGCCAAAGGTCGGCAAAGCTGCCTTGCCTCGCGACGAGGCGGGACAACCCATTACTGATCAGACCCACGTCCGCTGCCCCGATTGCCGGGAGTTAGTTCGCAGAGACGCGCGCAAGTGCAAGCATTGCAACACGGCGCTGGTGCCGCAGTAAAAGCACCGCACTCCATATAGACCGCCTTCGGGCGGTTTTCTTTTTCATAGGCCCTGCGGCATCCGTCGCAGGGCCTTTTAGTTTGGGCGTCTCAATGGCATCTGACCTGTCAATCCAAGGCGAAGTTGTTGTATCTGCCGAGAAGGCGGAAGCGACGTTCGCGCGCGTAGGCCAGAAGGCCGATGCGATGGCCGGCAAGGTGGCGGCATCGGCGGCCAAGGCGGGGCAGGCTGTTGACGGCATCGGCGATGGCGCGGACAAGGGTGCGCAGAAATTCACCCGCTCTCAAGCCCGGGTGCTGGCCGAAATCGAGAAGTCCACCCGTGCCCTCGAAAACCTGGGGAAGACGGCATCTCAGCGTATCGAGGCCAAGCTGACGCTGACGGGCTGGGACCGATCCGCGTTTGAGCCCGCTCTGGCAAAACTGCGTGAGGCAGAGGAGTCAACCAAGCGGCTCGCCCTGTCCTCGAAGGACGCGAACGAGTCGTTTGTGTCGCTGGCCCGCACGGGGATGCAGGCCGTAGTAGGCAGCGCCATCCTCGCAACCGTCAAGGGCGTCGGGCAGGCACTATTTGAGGCCAGCGCGCAAGCCGAACGATTCCGCACCACGTTGAACTTTGCTACAGGCGGCAACGGTGCGCGTGAGATCGAGTACCTGCGCCGCGTCACTGGCGAGCTGGGCTTGGCGTTCAACAGCACCGCGCAAGCCTACAGCGGCTTCCAAGCGGCAGCCAAGGGAACGGCGCTGGAAGGCGATAAGGCCCGCGCAGTGTTCGAGTCCATCGCCAAGGCGTCTGCCGTCATGGGGCTGTCTGCCGAGCAAAGCAGCGGCGTGCTGCTGGCCCTGCAGCAGATGCTCTCCAAGGGGACAGTGCAGGCCGAAGAGCTCAGAGGGCAGTTGGGTGAACGCCTGAGCGGCAGTTTTCACATTGCGGCAAAAGCGATGGGCGTCACAACTGCCGAACTTGGCAAGATGCTCGAGCAGGGCCAGGTTATTGCCGAAGACTTCCTGCCGAAGTTCGCCAAAGCAATGGAAGAAAACCTGGGTGGGGCGGCAGAGAAAGCTGCCAGCCGCCTGGACGCCGCTGTCAACCGATTTGACAGCGCCTGGGAGCGCTTGAAACAAAACGCTGGCGATAGCGGGTCCAGCAACTTCATTGCAGACCAAATGAACAGTGCCGCAGGCGCGCTGGACTATGTGTCGCAGGCAATGGAGAGGGCACGCAAGGACGGCGGCGGTTTCACCAGCCAGATGCTCGCTGCTGGCAGCGCCATGCATGACATGACGCTGGCTGGCAAACGGACCGAACAGAACATGTACGACAACGCCAAGGCTACGGCTGAGGCGCAGAAAAGGCTGGAAGAGCTGCAAAAGCGCGCCGCCACTGAAGGCACCAGCGCGTGGCTGCTGAAGGAAATCGGGCAGACCAATCGCTACATTGCCACGCTGCAACAGGCGCGGCGTGAGCGCGATGCACTGGAAGGGAAGAGCGGCGGCAGCAACGAGGCGCCTGGCGGCGACCCCTATAACAGCGGTAGCCAGTACGGCGATTGGAAGCGCAACGAGGCCGACCGCGCAGCCAACGAGAAAAAGCTGACCGAAGAGCGCATGCGCGCCCTGGGCGTCAGCAAGCAGTACAACGAGAGCCTGCAGGTCTATGCCGAAGCCCTGCGTCTGGGCAACATGGAGATGCCCGAGTACGTTAAGGCCGTTTCCGACCTGGCAAAGCGCACCTACGACGCCAGCACAGCAGGCAAGGCCGCCGCCAAGACCTCCGGCGAGCGCGCCAGCGCCGCCAAGGCCGAGCAGTCCGCCTACGACAAGCTGATCGCGTCCATTCAGACGAAGCTGGCGCAAAACGAAGCCGAGATTGCCGGTGGCGCCAAACTGACCGACGCCGAGAAGCTGCGCATCCAGCTCACGAAGGAGCTTGAGCAGGGCTCGCGCAAGATGACCGCCGCCCGCGTGGCCGAAGCGCAGGCGCAGCTAGCCCTGCTGGACGCCTCCGAAAAGTCGCTGGCCGTCTACCGCGCGCAGCAGAAGTTCGAGCAGGAGCGCGACAAGGCCATCCAGGCGGCTGCTGGCGAGATTGCCAAGATCAACGAAAAGGCGCAGGCCCTCGAAGACGAAGCCGCCGCCTATGGGCTGACCGCCGAAGCGCTCCAGGCGCTGACCATCGCGCGTCTGGAAGACCAGAAGGCGATGCTGGCGCAGTTCGACGGCAAAGCAGCGCAAGACGAAATCGCATCCATCAACGAGCGCATCGCCGCTTATGAGCGGCTGGGCAAGGCGCAGATGGCCATGGCCGACCTGAAGCTGGGCTCGCGCGTGGATGAGATCGTGCGCGCCGCCGAAGCCGAAGCTGCCGCCTACCAGGAGGAACTGCGCCTGGCCGGCCTCACGGCGGTGGAGCGCGCCAAGATCGTTGCTGAACGCAAGATCGAGTTGGAGTACGCCAAGGAAATTGCCAAGGTGGATGCTTCCGGGGCTTCTGATGCAGCCAAGGAGCGGGAAAAGGCCCGGCTGCGCGCAGCCGAGCGCCAAGCCAAGGAAACGGCTGGCGCGAAGGCAGTCGCTGACGAATGGCAAAAGACCGCAGACGACATCAACCGCAGCCTGACAGACGCTCTGCTACGGGGATTTGAGTCCGGCAAGGGCTTTGCCGAGAACCTGCGGGACACGCTCCGCAATATGTTCAACACGCTGGTGCTGCGCCCGATCATCAGCGCCATCGTGCAACCCGTATCCCTGGTCGTCAACGGCATGGTGCAGGGCGTGCTGGGTGGGGTGGGGCTTGGTGGAGGTGGCGGTCTCGTCGGCATGGCAAGCAATGCCTACAGCTTGGGCTCGGGTGCTTACAGCCTGTACAGCGGGGGCTTCGGTGCCACGATTCCGGGCCAGCTGTGGGCGGGCTATACCGGGGCCACGCTGCCCGCAGGCATGGTCGGCCCGAGCGTCACAGCTCCGACGATGTGGTCGAACGCCGGGTATGCCGTTGGAAATGGCTTTGGCGGCGGAGGTGCCGCAGCAGGCGCAATGGGTGGGGCATGGATGGCTGCAGGCGCGGCCGCCATCATCGGCC